CAACTGGTATCAAGATCTACCATAAGGATAAGAAGACNGGCAATGAGCATAGCACAATTGTATTCACTGCAAACGATGCTCACCGTCACGAAAAGCAACTCAAGAGGGGCGGCCATAAAGTTGTTGCGCGCGCCTTGATGCACGGTACTAAAGAAGGCGAGCGTATGCATGTTAAAGAGTCATACGAATTCGACGAGTCTGTGGATCTTGGTGAGTCATTACAATCATACATGGAAGCATGTTCACGGATGAAGTCAAACAAAGAGCAGGCGGAAGTAGAGGAAAAGATGTCATCTAAAGAAAAGATGGCAAAAGGCCTTTACAACAAGAAAGAAGCTATGGATCCTGTTGGACAAGAAGACGACGACGTCGATAATGACGGCGACACAGACAAGTCCGACGAGTATCTTAAAAAGCGTCGCAAAGCTATTGCTAAGAACGAAGCTGTGGAAGATGGTGACTCTGAAGAAGAACCTGTTGTAGCCCCCAAGAAATCTAAAGGCGCTCCCAAGTCTTCATCAACTAAAGACTTCAAGGATAGCGACCACCAATCAGATAAGAAAGCAGAAATATCTAAGATTGAATCGGTTGATACTCGCGAAGCATTCATCGCCTTGTGGTCACAAATTGAAGAGGCGGCTAGTCACACAAAGGACGCATTAGCTCCGGAAGAGATTGATTCTAAAGAATCCCCTAAGTCAAAAGAATTCATCGCCAAGCATAAGCAATCTGATAAGAAGATTGAGGATGGCGAAGAAAAAGGTCACGATATGGCGACTAAAGCTGGTCAAGTTACTAAGCAGGCACCAAACCGTGGCAATGATAACCTGTCTAATGGCGACAAAAAACCTGTAAAAGGAAACTAAGATGATTAAATCTCCAAATTGGTGTGTTGGTGCAGAGCCGACAGTAAAAGGTTGGGTCAACCCTAAGACTGGCGAATTATTGAAGTCTCAAAAATTCAGTAAGAAGCAAGTTTCTGAGTGGCACGATGCCCGTAATGGGGTTGGTGATAAACATGATGTAGCTGTTTTGGCCGCAGAACCCGACGAAATTGAATTTGAGCAAGACGACTTAGTTGAGGAGTAAGATATGGAACTACTATGGAGTTTCATTAATTCTATATTTAAGCGAAATGAAGATGATCAACAGGAGCCATCCGTTTTAAAGGAAGCCCCATGTAACCACGTCAGTTTGGAAGAAATGACGAAGGAAGAGCTTGATGCTCTCGGTGCCGAGAATGGTATCAAGCTCGATCGCCGTAAAAGAAAGGATGCGTTGATCAAGCAGCTGAACGAGAATAATATTTACTACAAGTAGTGGTAATATAATCTAATATTATGTACTAGTGAACAATAGTATGGACTGCCTCCTTAGGGCAGTCCAATACCTTTAGTCCTAAAAAAAGTCATCCTACCGTTTAGTCGTTGAGCGTGTATGAGTTAGTATCACTACTAAATACCATAAGAACCAACGCACTATACTCAAGGAAATAGTTGACCCATATCATGAAGTTAACAAAGACTAATCTCATCGTGTACGCAGCTAAACATTACTATAATCCATCATGCATTGATGGCGATGAGTTTTTTAGTGATTTAAAGCGTATTAAATATGTAAAACGGTTACTTAATAAATACCGTACAACTGGTGAAATGTCTGAACGTCTAATACTCAACCATTTAATAGTGCTTTATAATGTATTTGGGGCAGAGGCAACAGTTGAAATGCTGGCAGTCAAAGTGGAGCTGGAATCCTGGCCTGCGCTCAAGCCATTTCTGATCTTTCTCCGAATTATCAAGAACGATGAAATTACTGGTATCGATATGGATGCCCATGTTGTAACCAAACTGAGACAAATAAAATGGGATTATTAAAATCTGCAGCGGATCTAGTATACACAATTCGCTTTTTGAAACTACTAGCTACGCCTATCGAAGAAACTGAGGCGTTCAAAGCGGGTATAATCGACGATAAGGCTCAGCGTATAAAGAGCTTTGATAAAGAAATTTTAGCGAATAGAAACGCGTACGATGAGCATTACACTACGTTTCACCGCCTAGTCTATAACCTCAAGAAGATTCTAGCTAAAGCTCCTGGGGGTAACTCAGTGCTCGCTCGATATGGAGCTGCACTAGCCTTAATCAAAGAACATGGTCAGCTATCCGATGCTAATGTAGAGAAGATTCATAATAGTACCAACATTGATATGGTTGATATATTAGCTGAGCAATCTCAATGGTACGTACTCAAAGATCAATCGCTTAGCCCAGGTGTGTATCGTATTCAGAATGATAGTATGACGACCTCTTTAGCTGATGTTGTTCGCAAGGGCGACCAGATTAGAATTAAGGAAGGCAAAACGCTTCCGGTACACTCCGTGCTGGGCATCTGCATTTACGAAGGGATACATATGAAATCCAATCAACGTATATTAATCTCATCCGCTGAGCTAACTAAATGATAGACACCTCATTTCTAACCGACGATGTTAAGAGCACGCTCGAAGGACATATGGTCGCCACTGATAGAACGGTTGCGGCACTGACTAAAGTATTACAGGACACTCAGGCTAGCCGCATTTTCGAAATAGGGTTCAATGCAGGACACAGTGCTTGTATGTGGCTCGAGTTAAATCCAGATCTATACCTCAATTCCGTTGACATTTGCCAACATAAGTATACAATACCCAATGCTGCTAAGATTAAGCAAAGATACGGGGATCGATTCGACTTCTATGAATGTAATAGTATAAACTTGACTCCTGCCCAAGTGGAAGGGTTCGATACATGCTTCGTGGATGGGGATCATTCCGTTGCAGGCCTTACAAGTGATCTGGTATTATGTTCCAGGGCCAATGTTAAGTATATTATAGTAGATGACTATCACGAGAAATGGTTTCGATCCGTTACTGATTTAGTGAATCACTTTTTGAAGAAAGATGATTTTCCATATGAGAAAATGTACACATTTGACTATGATAGTCGAAGCGGTAATAACACAGCCATATTACTTAAAAGGGTTTAGCATGTATACGTTACAACAATTTATCCAGAAGTTTGACGAAGAGCTGTCGATGACCACAACAGCTGTTCCAGGTGCAGGTGACGATAACACCACTGTAGTCGTACGTAAGAAGTATGACCGCCGCAACAAACGTAAGCATCAGGTAGAACTACTAAAAAGAATGACCAGTCGCAACAAATAAAGCTAGCTTTATCAGCCAATCTCCTATATAATTAACCCTATTAAGGAGTATATTATGCAAGTGATCGATTGTACCAACTACAAGATAGTTATCTTTGATGCGCCGGTCGGCGCTGAATCATTACAACAGACTGAAGAACTTTACAAAGACTGTGAACGTATATACGTATTCCTCCATGGTGCGAATACTAAATACGTACCACATGATTGCTCCCTAGTCAAGAATATAAATGCGTCATTCCTCAATCACATGATGTGGGAAGGACTACTTGACGATGATGAGCAAGTAGAATACATTAAGAAATGTGCCGAGAAGTTTTATGCATCCGGTAAGCAAATGGTGATTGAGGATTACGACTTCCAAGAAGACGAACCTTTTTACGATTATTCAACATAGAATTTGGATTACACAATGACAATAAAAATTGATCTAACTCGGGACGAGTTGTTAACAGATTATGCAGTGGGAATGTTGAAAGATTTCTACATGATAGAAGGTGAAACGTCACCCCAGCAAGCGTACGCAAGAGCAGCTGCAGCGTGGTCAACGTATAAAGGAGATTTGGACGAAGGTCTCTCGGAACGTCTATATGACTATGTGAGCCGCAAATGGTTTATGTTTGCTTCGCCTGTTTTGTCCAACGCCCCTCAAGAGGGTAAAAAGACTCGCGGCCTACCTATTTCTTGTTTCTTGACCTATGTACCCGACACGCTCGAAGGTCTGATTAGCCACACAGCAGAATTGCGTTGGTTGTCTATCATGGGCGGTGGCGTAGGTGGTCACTGGTCAGACGTTCGCACTGTCAGTGATATTGCTCCAGGACCGATGCCTTTCCTCCACACCGTAGATGCTGATATGATTGCATACCGTCAAGGCAAGACCCGTAAAGGTTCTTATGCGGCGTACATGGATGTCAGTCACCCCGAGATCGTAGAGTTTCTGAATATGCGTATACCTACGGGCGATGTGCAACGTAAAGCATTAAATCTGCACAACGCGGTCAACATCACCGATGAATTTATGGACGCTGTTATAAATAATAAGAAATTCGATCTAAGAGATCCTAAAGATGGCGCTGTCAAAGAAACTGTTAATGCTCGCAAGCTGTGGGAGCGTATGCTTGAAATACGTTTCCGAACTGGAGAGCCATATCTTAACTTTATCGACACAGCGAACCGACATCTGCCACAGAATCTTAAAGATCTTGGTCTTCGTATTAATGGTTCCAATCTCTGTAACGAAATTCATTTGCCAACTTCTGCTGAGCGCACTGCTGTTTGCTGCCTATCCTCACTTAACCTAGAATACTATGATGAGTGGAAAGATACAAATATTGTGCGCGATCTTATTCGTATGCTTGACAACGTCTTGCAGCACTTTATCGAGCATGCCTCCGATTCAATTTCAAGAGCAAAGTACAGTGCAGAACGAGAACGTTCCATCGGGCTTGGTGCGATGGGATTTCACTCACTACTACAAAAACACGGAGTGGCGTGGGAAAGTGAAGCTGCGAAAGGAATCAATCAGGTTGTCTTTCAACGTATCAACGAAGAAGCCATTGCGGAAACTAAACTTCTCGCTGAACAAAGGGGAGAGTATCCCGATGGTATCGGAACAGGTCGACGAAACTCACATTTATTGGCAATTGCACCGAACGCATCCTCCGGTGTTATACTGTCCACTTCCCCATCGATAGAACCAAGTAAAGCGTGTGCGTACACCCACCGTACTCGTGCGGGGTCTTTCTTGGTTAAAAACAAACACCTTGAGGTTTTGTTGGAAGAAAGAGGTATGAACAACGATTCTATCTGGACATCCATCATCACAAATAGAGGCTCAGTTCAACATTTACCGTTCCTAACTGAGGGCGAAAAGTCTATATATAAGACTGCTCAAGAGTTAGACCAATCCTGGGTAGTTCAACACGCTGCAGATCGCCAGAAGTATATTTGTCAAGGTCAGTCCGTTAATCTGTTCTTCCCGTCAGGAACACATAAGTCTGTAGTCAATGCTGTCCACATCAAGGCATGGAAGGACGGTCTAAAAGGGTTGTATTATCTGCGCACAGAAGCTAAGAGTCGCGCAGAGAACGTCAGTGAGAAAGTTGAACGGGTTGCTCTACAAGGAGATGTTAGATCAATCATATACGGTAAGGCTAAATGTCCATACTGTCAGCTGGCGAGAGATGAACTATCNTTACGCGGCATACCATACGACTACATAGACCTGGATCAGATGGGCAAGACTGCTGCTGAAGTTACAGGTCGCAAAGTTAAAACAGTTCCTCAAATCTATATCGAGGGTCGCTACGTAGGCGGGTACGATGAACTGATGAG